GTATAGGAATTGCTCTTTTTCTGACTCATGACACACACCTTGATAGGCAGGTGATATTACCTGCGTCTGTGTGTCCGGGAAACTATAGCCAGTTCAATCATTGAGTTTTTCAACCGGAGTACCACTGCATGATCGAAAGCCTTGAGAACGAAGTCATCAAATGGGCCGAGGAGAAGGGCATCTTTGAGGGTGCCACTCCTATCACTCAGTTCAGCAAGACCCTCGAAGAAACCACTGAGCTGATGACAGCTTTGATCGAACACAACCTGTCTGACACTGAGGATGCCATCGGAGATATTCTGGTGACGCTCATCATCCAAGCCCACATGCACGGCCTGTCCCTGAGTTCCTGTCTCTCCCGTGCCTACAACGAGATTAAAGACCGCAAGGGTCAGATGATTAACGGAGTGTTTGTTAAAGCATGACCACCGAGACCTACCACGGTCTCACCCTCGATTACTCACGCGACTCCCGCCTCACAGACCTCGCAGTAGACCTGCTGCGGGGTTTTTATTTGCGTGAAGGTGAGACCATTCAACAGGCTTTTGCACGTCCTGCACTGGCCTTCTGCGATGGAGACCTGGCCCTCGCACAAGCGATCTACGATGACGTGTCCAAAGGCTGGGCCATGTACTCAAGTCCCATCCAGTCCAACGCTCCGATGCCCGGTGAGCTACCCAAGGCGATGCCTATCAGTTGCTTCTTGGGTTTCGTTGCGGATACCCGAGAGGGACTGGTAGACCACCAAGCCGAACTCGCATGGCTGTCCATGTTGGGTGGCGGTGTGGGCGGTCACTGGTCTTCCATCCGTGCGGTGTCCGATAAGTCTGTTGGACCGATACCGCACATGAAGATTGCCGATAGTGCAGTCGAAGGGTTCCGTCAGGGACGCACACGAAAGGGCAGTTACGCTGCATATCTCGACATTTCCCATCCAGATGTAGTCGAGTTCCTGAACATTCGTATGCCGACTGGCGGGGACATTAACCGTAAGTGTTTCAACATCCACCATGCAGTCAATATCACCGATGAATTTATGGGCGCTGTGTTTGCTGGCCGTAGCTTTGACCTACTCTGTCCTCACACTGGTGTGGTTAAAGAGACAGTCGATGCACGAGAACTCTGGCAGTCGATCCTCGAAACTCGCTTCAAGACAGGAGAGCCGTACCTCAACTTCATCGACACAGCCAACCGCTGGCTACCAGATGTACAAAAGGAACTCGGTCTCCGCATCCACGGATCGAACCTGTGCAACGAGATCCACCTCGCAACAGACGAATACCGAACTGCTGTTTGCTGCCTCTCTAGCGTCAACCTCGAACGATATGACGAGTGGAAGCACGACAAGCAGTTCATCAAGCGGTGGGTGCGATTCCTAGATAACGTCCTGACCTTCTTCATTGAGAACGCTCCTGAAGAGATGGCCAAGGCTGTCTACTCGGCTCATCGGGAACGAGCCATCGGACTTGGTGCCATGGGCTTCCACTCCCTGTTGCAGCGCAAGATGATCCCTTGGGAGTCTCCGATGGCTGTTGGCCTGAACAAACAGGTATTCAAACACATCAAGTCCCAAGCACTGGAGGCTACCTATGAGCTGGGCAAAGAACGTGGCGAAGCCCCCGATATGGAGGGCACTGGTCGCCGTAACTCTCACCTGTTGGCTATCGCTCCGAACGCCAACTCCGGCCTCATCTGCGGGACATCACCGTCCATTGAGCCACTACGAAGCAACGCCTTCACCCAACGTACCCGCGCTGGTTCCCATCTGGTCTTCAACCCTGTGCTTGAGAAGCTGCTGGAGGGTTACGGCCAGAACACCGATGAGGTGCGTCAGTCCATCATCCTCAACAAAGGATCAGTGCAGCACTTGGATTTCCTGAGTGATTGGGAGAAGGAAGTCTTCAAGACCGGCCCGGAGATTGACCAGCGATGGGTCATCACTCACGCAGCAGACCGCCAGCCTGAAGTCTGTCAGGGGCAGTCGGTCAACGTGTACTTCCCCTTTGGTGCCCAGCGCCGGTACGTCAATGAGGTTCACCTGATGGCGTACACCAAGGGACTGAAAGGACTGTACTACCTGCGAACTGAGTCCGGGTTCACCGGGGATAAGGTGTCAGTGAAGTTGGAGCGAAAGGCTCTCAAAGACTTCAACCAAGAGGAGGAGTGCCTGTCATGCCAAGGCTGACCGATTACTCAACCACGTACAAACCCTTTGCCTACCCGGAGTTTGTCAACCAAGCGATCAACCATGAGTCCGTCTTCTGGGGCGAATGGGAGGCTTCTCTCCAGCGTGATGTGAACCAGTGGAAAGACGGGACCATCACACCGGAGGAGAAGAACCATATCACCCAGATCCTGCGGCTGTTCACCCAAAGTGACCAGATCGTAGGCGGCTCCTACGTTGATGTCTTCCTGCCGTACTACAAGAACAACGAAGCCCGTATGGGAATGCTCTCGATTGCCAACCGAGAGTCCACCCACATGCGAGCCTACGCGCTCCTGAACGACACCCTTGGTTTACCTGAGAGTGAGTACCGGGCGTTCCTTGAGTACGAGGAGATGGCCGACAAGGCTGCGTTCATGCAGGACTTCCGTAATACAGGAGTCACTGACCCTGCCTACGAGATGGGCCTGAACGTGGCGCGTACCGTGATGAACGAGGGCATGTCCTTGTTCTCTGCCTTCGTCCAGTTGCTCAACTACCAGCGCAAAGAGGCTGGCTCCAAGATGCTGGGCATGTGTGAAATCGTGGAGTGGTCAGTCCGTGACGAGACTATGCACGTTGAGTTCATGTCCAGTCTCTTCCGGCAACACTGCGAGGAAAACCCTCATATTGTCACCGATCCTTTCAAACGAACTATCTACGATATGTTCCGAACTGGTGTCGATCTTGAGGATAAATTCATTGATCTGTCATTTGCTCTTGGTGGCCCGAAAGGTATCACCAAAGAGGAGGTGAAGACCTACATCCGATTCATTGCAGACCGCCGTCTGACTCAACTCGGACTGAAACCTAACTGGAACATCGAACGAAATCCCCTGCCGTGGGTGGACCACATTATCAGTGGTGACTCTCAAAAGAACTTCTTTGAGGGCCGTGTCACCGACTACAACCAGAAGGGGATGGAAGGCGAGTGGGGCTGGGAGTAATCCCGGCCTCTCCAATTAGTGAACAGTCTTGGAAGACAGGGGGAAAGGTCATTATCTATAGGTGTTACTTATGGAGAAACTACCAGTCATACCTGAAGACTTACTCAAAGAGTTGGACCATCGCTTCCCTGAGCGTTGTCCTGATCCGAGTTGGTCTGATCGGGAGGTATGGATGAAGGTAGGTGAACGCAGAGTCGTTCGTTTCCTTCAATCTGTCTTCGATCAACAGAACGAGAATGTCATAGGAGAAACGACCATTGTGCGGTAATCCTTTCAAGAAGCCCAAAGCCCCGAAACCCCCTGAGCCACCAGCTCCTCCTGCCCCTACACCTGAAGTATCAGCCGCCTCCAAGCAGGGAACCCCCCAGTCTGCAGCGACTGATAGCACTTCAAGGGTACGCCGGAAAGGACGCAACTCTCTGCGTATCGACCTGAACACTTCAGGTATGTCTGGTGGATCTGGTCTGAACATCCCGATGTAAGAGGTAGCCTATGGAGCAAGTCTCTGCCGCAGGACGATATGCGGCCCTTGAGACTACTCGATCACCATATCTGGAACGTGCCCGAGACTGCGCCAAACTCACCATCCCCTCCCTGTACCCGCCCCAAGGTTCCAACGGTAGCACCAAACTTGAGACACCCTTCCAAGGTCTCGGTGCCCGTGGTGTAAACAACCTGAGTGCAAAACTACTGCTGGCCCTGTTGCCCCCCAACAGCCCGTTCTTCAGGCTGGCAGTGGATGACTACACCCTTGAAGACCTGACCCAACAGGAAGGTCTCCGGGCTGAAGTCGAGAAAGCACTGGGCAAGATCGAACGTACAGCGATGAGTGAGATTGAGAGTCAGGCTTACCGTGTGACTGTAGGTGAAGCGTTGAAGCACCTGATCGTTGCCGGTAATGGCTTACTCTACGTGCAACCCGAAGGCGGACTCAAGTTCTTCTCACTGGAGAACTATGTGGTCCGCCGTGATCCCTCTGGTAACGTCCTTGAGATAGTGGTCAAGGAGTCTGTTGCATTCTCCACTCTCCCGGCAAAACTCCAACAGGAGCTGCTGGAAGTGGACACCAACGAACCAAAGAAACTCGACACCAACAAGAACCTTGATCTGTTCACCCGAGTGGTCCGTGATGGGCGCAAGTGGGTGGTCTATCAGGAGGTCAAAGGTCGAGTCATTGAGGGCACCCGAGGTACCTATCCTCTGGACAAATCCCCGTGGATTCCCTTGCGCTTCACCAAGATTGATGGTGAGGACTATGGCCGGGGCTATGTCGAGGAATACTACGGAGACCTTCGTTCACTTGAAGCCCTCACTAAAGCCATCGTTGAAGGTTCAGCCGCTGCTGCCAAGGTACTGTTCCTCGTCAATCCAAACGGACTGACCAGCCAGAAGACTCTCTCTGAGGCACCCAATGGCGCTGTCCGTGCTGGTAACGCCGAAGACATTTCAGTGCTTCAGGTGGAGAAGTACGCTGACTTCCGGGTGGCCTTTGAAACCATCGAATCCATCTCCCAACGCCTCTCGTTCGCCTTCCTGTTGAACACCTCAGTTCAGCGTAGTGGTGAGCGAGTGACAGCCGAAGAGATCCGCTACATGGCCGGTGAACTGGAAGATGCCCTTGGAGGCGTCTATTCGGTCCTGAGCCAAGAGTTCCAGCTCCCGTTGATCCAACGGTTGCTCTACCAGTTGGAACGCAAGAAGCGCATTCCGAAGCTGCCTGAAGGTACCGTGCGTCCCACCATCACAACTGGCCTTGAAGCACTTGGCCGAGGACATGACCTGAACAAACTGGACGTGTTCATCGGCGGGGTACTCCAGACGTTCGGACCTGAAGTGGTCTCCCAGTACCTCAACGTGGGTGACTACCTGACACGCCGAGGAACAGCTCTGGGTATAGACATGGCTGGCCTTGTACGCAGCGAGGAGGAAGTGATGCAGATGCGTCAGGCTCAGATGAAACAGGCGCAAGAAGCCGCAATGGGTCAGATGATGGCTCAAGGCGGTATGGATATGGCGAAAGAAGCAGTGAAAGCAGGAGTGAACAGTGGCTGAAGTTAAACAGCAGACACGCCGCCGCTCCCGAAAGAACACCGAGGAGGCCACCCAAGAGGTGGTCTCTTCCGTTTCTGAGGCGGCAAAACCCGAAACCAAACGAACAGTAGAACCCACCATCACCAAACTCCCAAGCGGACTGGTGGTTGTATCCCGATAACAGGAGAACTTTATGGCAGACATTCTGAACACTGGCGGTGATGCTTCTGGTGCAGCACCGGAAGGCCACGAACAGGCAATGCTCGACAAGGTAGCCCAGAAGGAAAACGAACTGGCATCTGTAGGTGGTGACGCGCCGAAGCAGGAAGAAGGCCAGAAGATCCTCGGTAAGTTCAACTCTCAGGAGGATCTGGAGAAAGCCTATCTGGAGTTGGAGCGTAAGCTATCTCAGGGTAACAAACCGGAAGACAAGCCCGAGGTGAAGCCTGAAGAGGCAACCAAGGAGCAGGTCGAAGAGGTAGTTGAGAAGGCTGGTCTGAACATTGATGACATTGCCAACAACTTCTACGAGACAGGTACCATCTCTGAGGAACACTACGCTGCGCTGGAGAAAGCCGGTATCAGTCGTGAGATTGTTGATCAGTACGTTGCCGGTCAACAGGCACAGGCTGAGAAGATCCGTGGCGAAATCTTCAATGAGCTGGGTGGAGAGGATCAGTTCAACACCATCGTTGAGTGGGCCGTTCAGAACATGAGTAAGGCTGACATTGAGCGGTACAACCGTGACGTTGATAGTGGTGATCTGGCGACCGTTCGCAATGCAGTCATGTCTCTGGCCTACCGCTATGAGAAGGCTGTAGGCACCGAACCGAAGCTGGTAGGTGGCGATAAGGGCGCTGCTGGTGAGGGCTTCAAGTCTCTGGCCCAGTTGACTGCAGCGATGAAAGACCCCCGCTATGCGACTGACCCGGCGTACCGTGCTGAGGTTCAGGAGAAGCTGTCCCGTTCCAACATCATGTGAGGTGACTCATGGCCGGACCTTTAGCCCCTGCGGTAGTGGCTGGCCTGTTCTCCGTAGGGGAAAGGATGATCGAACGTCTTTTCCCCGACCCTGAACAGAAGGCCAAAGCCCAGCGAGAACTCGCAAAGATGGAACAGGAGGGGGAGTTTAACGAACTTTCCAGTCGCCTATCAGTGATCGCTCAGGAAGCTGCAAGTGAGGACAAGTGGACCAGTCGTGCCCGTCCGTCCTTCATGTACGTCTTCTACACGGTGATCCTCAGTCTGGTACTGGTAGCTCCTCTTGTGGGTGTCTTCTACCCGGACCAGATGACACTCTTTTTCGCCAACGTGAAGGCTGGCTTCGAGGCTGTTCCAGAAGAACTCTGGTGGTTATTCGGTACAGGCTACCTTGGCTACACAGGCTTCCGAACAGCCGAGAAAAGGAAGCGAATCAATTAGTGTACAGTCTTGGAGAATAAACACCTCCAAGTCTCTCCTGTTGGTTGTCTCTTAACACGGCCTCCCCCTCTTGCTTCGGCTACGGGGAGGTTCTTTTAAATACCTCCCAAGCCTCTGCCGTGGTGCGTAACCTTTTGGTAGAAAGCGGTAAGCTCAAATCGGGAGGTTCCTCTCTCAGAACAGAATCATAGGCAATAACGCCGATAAGGAGGTGATCCTGTATCTCCGAGCTGGGCTACGGATACCCAGTGAGATAGGCCGCATGTGAATGCCGCCGATTCCCTGTGGTGGGACTCGCATGATGGAGAATGCACCGGGCTGTAAACCCGCTGGGAAACCTGTGCTGGTTCGATTCCAGCTCCCACCACCAACTCTTCCTACCTCGAACGATGGAACTCAAGTCGCACTGGCAGCAAAGCCGGTGACTTGCTACCAAAGGATTTCACGCACAAGCCTCGGCCCCAAGTATCCACCTGCGGGTGTGATGCAAGGGACAACCTTGTGTGAAGCGCGTGAATGACTGCTGGGAGCGCATTTCTTCCAACAATCGTTCACGAGGTTTTATTTCATGGCTGATGCAATCGTATCTCGTCTGGGCCAAATCAACGGCGCTGGCGATGTAGATGCTCTCTTTCTCAAAGTCTTTGCTGGTGAGGTTCTGACCTCCTTCGAGCAGAGCAACGTGATGATGGACAAACACCAAGTCCGCACCATCACTAGCGGTAAATCCGCTTCCTTCCCGGTAATGGGCCGTGCTTCTGCCTACTACCACACTCCGGGTCAGGAGATTCTTGGCGGTACTCTGAAACACGCTGAGAAGATCATCACTATTGATGACCTGCTGGTGGCTCCGACCTTCATTGCGAACATTGATGAAGCGAAGAACCACTATGACGTTCGCTCTACTTACACCCGTGAGATGGGTAACAAGCTGGCGAACACCATGGACAAACACATCCTGCAGACTGGTGTACTGGCAGCTCGTACTGCCAAGACCATCAACGATGCTGACCAGTTCGGTGGCACCACCATCAACGGTGTAGATGCAACCTCTGGTGACGCTCTGGCTGAAGCGATGTTTGAGGCCGCTCGTATTCTGGACGAGAAAGACGTACCGGAAGACCAGCGTTTCCTGTTCGTCCGTCCGGCTGAGTTCTACGCAATGGCTCGGTCTACCAAGATCCTGAACCGTGATTGGGGTGGCGAAGGCTCTTACGCTGGCGGTAACGTAATCCGCGTTGCCGGTATCACCATCGTCAAGACCAACAACCTGCCGAAGACCAACGTGGCTGCAGGTTCTCTGGAAGCTGGTACTGGCGACAAGTATGCGGGTGACTTCACCAACACTGTTGGCCTGATCATGCACCCGTCTGCCATCGGTACCGTGAAGCTGCTGGATCTGGGTATGGAGTCTGAATACCAGATCGCCCGTCAGGGCACCCTGATGGTTGCCAAGTACGCAGTGGGCCATGGAGTTTTGAGACCCGAAGCAGCTATCGAGCTGTCCAGCACTCCGTAATCCTTAATGACATAGGGAGGTCAAGAAATTGGCCTCTCTATTTTTTTCTTATAGAGGAGTTTCACGAAGATGCTCACCTTGACAACCGAGCTTGATGCTATCAACTCCATGCTGTCCTCTATCGGTGAATCCCCTGTGAGTACGGTTGATGACAGTGGAGTGGTTGACGTTGTAATGGCTCGACAGATTCTCTCCTCAGTCAACCGAGAGGTGCAGTCCCGTGGCTGGCACTTCAACACCGAGAAGGGGATACAGCTCAATCCTTCCTTCCCGAACAAGGAACTGGTCCTCCCAGCGAACACCCTGAGAGTGGACTCCGTTCTGGAGGATGCACACATTGATGTTGTTCAGCGAGGTACCCGCCTCTATGACAGGACCAACCACACCTATGCGTTCGATAAGTCCATGAAGGTGGATCTGGTGGTGTTGCTGGCTTTTGAGGAACTTCCTGAAACTGCCCGTCAGTACATCACGATCAGGGCGTCAAGGATTTTCCAAGAGAGAACTCTCGGTGCCCCTGAACTCTCCAGCTTCAACTCTCAGGATGAGCTGTTCGCCAAGATCGCCATGCTTGAGGCGGACGCTGACACAGCCGACTACAACATGCTGACTGATAGTTACTCAGTCGCAAGAGTATTGGATAGATAACCATGCCACTGATTTCTTCAAGTATCCCAAACCTTGTCAACGGAGTAAGCCAACAGCCGTATTCAATGCGTCTTGCTTCCCAGTGTGACGAACAGATCAACGGGTACTCATCTGTTGTGGAGGGTCTGAGGAAACGTCCCGGTACGGAGTATCTGGCAAAGCTGGGGAACCTTACCGGCGATAACTTCTTCACCCACACGATCAACCGTGACATTAACGAGCAGTACATTGTCGTGATTGAGAATGGGACCATCTCAGTGTTCGACTTCGAGGGAAACCAGAAGACAGTCAACATGCCTCCCGGCTCCACGTACCTGAACTCGGTATCTCCGAAAGAGGACTTCCGGTGTGTGACTGTGGCTGACTACACCTTCATCCTGAACACCAAGATCCCGGTCAAACAAGGGACAGCTCTGGCTCCCAGTAGGGCACCTGAAGCGATCATCTGGATCAAGCAGGGTTCCTATGGGGCCAAGTATTCGGTGTATCTGGATGGGGCACAGAAGGCTTCCTATACAGTACCTGACGGTTCTGCTACCTCCCATGCTAACAGCGTGACTACTGATAATATCGCTACCCAATTGTACGACCAATTGGTCGCTAACGTAGGGGAGACCTTCACAATTCAACGCTATGGGTCAACCCTGTGGGTTAAGCGTAAAGACAGCGGGAACTTCACTCTGAGGGTAGATGACTCCATTGGCGACAACGGTGTGTTGGCTATCAAGGATCGCACCCAGAACTTCAACAACCTCCCCACCCGAGCAGTCAACGGTTTCACTGTAGAGCTGACCGGGGACTCTGCCTCAACCTTCGACAACTACTACGTGAAGTTCCTCTCAGATGGGGGGAACGGTAACGATGGTGTCTGGGAAGAGACAGTGAAAGGCGGTGAGGCTATCGGTCTTGACCCTTCAACCATGCCCCATGCGTTGGTCCGAGAGGCAGACGGATCGTTCACCTTCAGGACCATCGACTGGTCTACCCGAGAGGTAGGTGATCTGGATAGCAACCCGCTGCCTTCCTTCGTTGGCCGCGCCATCAACGATATGTTCTTCCACCGGAACCGCCTTGGATTCGTGGCTGATGAGAACATCGTGATGTCAAAGGCCGGTGACTACTTCAACCTCTTCCGGGGGACAGCAACCCAGCTTCTGGATAACGACCCGATTGATGTTGGTGTGAGTCATGTGAAGGTATCCATCCTTCGCCATGCGATACCATTCAACGAGACCCTGTTGCTGTTCTCTGACCAGACTCAGTTCCAGTTGGGTGAGACACAGTTGCTGACCCCTGAGACCATCTCGGTCAACCAAACGACTGAGTATGAGTGCTCCCTCCGGGCCAAGCCTGTGGGTGTAGGCAACAACGTCTACTTTGCGGTGAACCGGGGGAACTACACCGGGATCAGGGAATACTATGTGGATGAATCCATCGAGTCTGAAAAGGCCCATGAGGTGACAGTCCATGTACCGAAGTACCTGAAAGGTGGCGTCTTCAAGTTGGCTGCAAGTTCCAACGAGGATGTACTACTGGCTCTGTCCGATCAGGCTCCCAACGAGATATACGTCTACAAGTTCTACTTCTCGGAAGAGGACAAGTTACAGGCGTCATGGTCCCGGTGGGTGTTCCCTGAAGATGTACAGGTACTCAACTGTGACTTCATCGAGTCCCGCCTGTACCTCATCCTCAAGCGGCCCGATGGTATCCACCTTGAGGCGATGAACCTTGAGCCGGGAGCGGTAGATGCTGGATGGGATATTCACGTCCATCTGGACAGTAAGTTGACTCATACCGATGTGGCTGTGAGTGAGCGTACCGATATTCCCAGCCAGTCTGGTGAGCCTGTCTATCAGATCGACTTGCCGTTCAAACTTGGGATAAACGAACCTATCCATCTGGTGTGTGCTGCAGGTGGTCCTTTCAGTGAGGGACAGTTGTTCACGGAATTCGATGTGATAGACCAAGGAACCTACACCTCACTCAGACTTGAAGCTGACATTGGGAATCAACCTTTCGTCATCGGTCGCCCTTACTCATTCAGGTACGTCATGTCCCCCTTTACGTTGCGTGAAGACTCACTTGGAGGTGGGCAGAAGACTGTATCAGATGGTCGGCTTCAGGTGCGTAGAGCTTCGGTACTGTATAACCGTACAGGTTACTTCCGTATTGAGGTGACTCCAGATGGCCGGGGCACGTACCAGTACACCTACTCAGGAAGAACCCTTGGTGTTCTCGGTAACGTGATCGGCAAGATTTCAACCGAAGAGGGACGCTTCGATTTCCCTGTCCAGTCCAAGAATGACCGGGTTCGTATCGAGCTGGTCAACGATTCATTCCTCCCGTCATACGTACTGAGTCTCGAATGGGAGGGCTTCTACCACACACTATCACGGAGGTACTGATGCTGACAGTACGAAGGGCAACCGTTGAGGACGCTCTCGATCTGGCACCAAGACTCCGTGAGGAAGACAAGAAGGAACTCCTCGCTATCGGAATGACTGTTGAGGAGTCTCTTCTTGAGGGGGTCCACTCCCCTGATCCTTGTTACGTGGCTGTTGATGATGAGGGAGTCCCCCAGATCATCTTCGGGACACACCCTTCTGACGAACACTTCTTGGGTTTCATCTGGATGGTGGGTACCGATGCAGTCAAGACGCACTGGATACAGGTTCTCAGAGAGACCCGCCCTTGGATCGAACGTATCCGTGGGCACTACACGGTACTGGCAAACGCTGTCCATGCTGATAACGAAGTCCACATCAAGTGGCTCCGGTGGGCAGGGTTCGCTTTCCTACGCAAGATCGAAATCAACGGACATGAGTTCCTAGAGTTTGCCAAATTGATTCCACCGGAGGTTCGCTAATGTGTAACCCAATGGCATTAGCTATCGCCAGCTTCGCTACTTCAGCCGCTCAATCGGTTATGTCTTACCAGCAGCAATCCGCTCAGGCATCCATGCAGAACGCCCAATTTGAACAGAACAGGGTGAATGCTCTGTCAGCCATGCGGAATGACCAGCAGCAGATCCAGTTGCGTCAGCAGCAGGAGATGGCAGCAGCCGCTGATCAGGTCAACCAAAGACGGATGCAGGAGCGTGATGAGAGGGCGTACGCTATTACCGCAGCAGGTGAAGCAGGTGTGTCTGGGTTCTCCGTAGAGAACATCCTTAGAGACATCGGCAACCTGTCCTCACAAGATATTTCAACCATTAACCAGAACAAAGACTGGACCTTGGATCAACTCAACACTGATCTGAGCGGTACCCGTGATACAGCTATGAGCCGCATCAACTCAGTGTCTCAGGCTATCGCACCGACTCCCTTGAGCTTGGGATTGAGTATCGGGGCTGCGGGGCTGAACAGTGTCACAAGTTACAAGACCATGAAAGATAAGGGGTGGTAAATGGATAAGGTCAACGGCCTTACATCTGTAGGCCAAGAGAGTAACAAACTGCGCCAGAAGGATGGTCGTGTAGCCACTCAACGGGCTGCAGCAAAGGGGTACTCCCTGTCTCCCTCGGCTGCACCTACAGGCACCTATGTGAAGGCCGCTGGCCCAGCTCAAGACAATCGCACAGGTCTCCTGATCAACGCTCTCTCTTCAATAAGCCCAGCTCTTGAGCGAGCCTACGCTGCACGGAAGGAGAGCCTTGAGAACACCCAGATGCCGAACGTCCCGTTGTGGGCAAGCCAGTTCGCCAAGGACAGGGAGATTGGAGCTGTAGATTCCGCTCAGGTGAAAGAAATGTTCCCTGAAGCTGTGCCTACAGTAGTCGCCCGTATCCAACAGTCAACAGGTGAGATTCACGCTCGGCGTTGGGCCATCGAGAAAGTACAGAGGCTGCTTGAGGATGACAGCATAAGGCTGAACTCAGAGCAACGCCAAGCCTATCTCGATCAGGTACGGGCTGAAGCATTGGAGCTGGTGGCCGGTAAGGATTTCTATGGTGCCGGGTTCATCGAGCAGCTTGACCGTAGCTTGAACCAGTTTGAAACGACTTGGTTGCAGGAGACCGCCAAGTACCATGAGGATGTTCAGGCAGAAGCCCTTGCGAACAAGGCAGCAGAAGCCCTGAAGTCCGGTGGCGATCTACTTGAGCTTGATTCTCAGTGGAACGCTTCCTCCTCATTGAACCATCAACAACGCAATGAGGTAGTGGTAAACGCTGCAATCGCTCAGGCCATGACTGACTTGGACTCTCGGCTTCTTGATAGGGTGCCTGATCGGTTCCTGAACGCTGAGAGTAAGGCCAAGTTTGAACAGGCCAAGCGCCAGATCGCAACCACAAGACACACCCAGTACACCCGCTCATTGCAGATGCAGGAGCAGCAGCGCAAAGAACAACTCCGGCAGCAGAAGCTGGAGGTCATTCAGCGAGTTGCTTCTGGGGAGTACGTGTCTCCGGTTGAAGCCTACAACAACCCTGATCTGTACGAGTTCATCGTAGAGGTCAACAACAAGCCAGCCATCAACCCGACTCTGAGTAAGGCTCAGGCAGCTCAGTTTGAATCCTCAGTGATGGAAGCGGCCACCAGTGGTTCCTTCTTGGATGCCTTCGGTGATGATCCCGGTTTCCGATTCCTGTTCCCAGATGAATCTGCAGTGACTGAGGATGGTCTTCGTGACTACATCCTTAGCCGCTGGGACATCAACCAAGGCGATAAGGTGAAGCTGATTGAGAAGCTGCCAGACCTGATGCAAGGGGTGGACTTCTTGAGAGACCCGGCCATCTCTGCTGAATACGAGAACGGTATAGGCAGTGACGCCAAGGTGTTCGCTCAGTCTCTCCTCGGGTCACAATTGATGGGCATGGGCTTCAATATCCAAGGAAATACACGCACCGCTTTCTACACAGAGCTTCGTAAGGGCTTCACCGCCTACATCGAAGAACACGGTCAGATCCCAACAGGACAGGCCCGTAACGAAATCATCAAGGCTGCAACTGAAGCGGCCACCTCACGCCTTAGTTACATCCAGTCCAACTTCCGCTCACTCAGTCGGGAGCAGATGGAAAAGACTTTCGGCACCAAACCAACAACCACTCAACCTGAATCTGATAACGACTCGAACGTAGTTGATTGGGGAGAACTCAAGTAATGGACGTAAGACTACCCGATGGGACCATCATTCGTGGCATCCCTGAAGGCACAACCAAAGCCGAGCTGATCGGCAAACTCAAGTCGAACGGATATGACACCTCCTCTCTTGAACAGGAACAGCAGCCACAGGCTTACCAGTATGGTCCAGTGAAAGAGGAGGTAGACCCTTCGCTGTTGTTTGAAGACCGGGACTGGGTTCAGGCTTCCCGAGCCATATACAAGATGAACGAGGGGAGAGACTTCGAGGGGGACGAGAGGGAGCTGGCAGAGTATGGCCTTGATGTGATGGGGTACTTCAACTACTCCGTCCTCAACGCCAACCCCGGCTCAGATCATGCAGGGATGGCGGTGTTGACTGATCGGGTCATTAACAGTGATCAGGCAACGAAGGAAGCCTTTCTCTACATGATGGACACCTACGACAACCTTGAGATGTCTTGGGGTGGGGTAGGACGTTTCTTCAAGGGCGTCCTCTCGGACCCCACTACCTACGTTGGTATCGGTACTCTCGGTATCGGCACGGCTGCAACTCAAGGGGGTAAGGTCGCTGGTAAGGCTGGCCTGAAGGAACTCCTGAAGCAAGGCATGAGGGTTGGCACCGTGGCTGCGGTTGAAGGGGCCATCTATGCGGGCGGGGATAACTTCGCCCGTCAATCCATCGAGATTTCTGCAGGACGTGAGGAAGAGTACGACCTTGGAGAGTTGGCAACCAGCAGCGCAATCGGAGCTGGTGTCGGGATGGTAGGTGGTACTGTAGTCGAGGCTGGGGTACAGAAGGTTCGTCAAATCATAGGACAGAGGAAAGTCCAGCCTGAAGTAACTCCTGAAGTCACTCCTGAAGCTGCACCAAGAGCTGTGACTGAAGCAGAACCTGAAGCCCCCATGCCGGTAGCCAAGGAGGGGGCTGACGTTCAGCCAGTAGGTGAAGCTGAAGTCCCTCGACTGGGTGTTCCTCAACCACAGGTGGGGGAGTTGGCAACTGTAGCTGCGGGACGGACTGAGTTACCTGAGACTGTCCTCCGTGAGATGGATGACTTCTTTGAGTATCTTGATCTTGAAGAGTTGAACATCCCCGACTGGGGCACCTCCATTCCCTACGAGCGGCAGACCATCGCTGACAATGTTGCCCGTGGCATGAGTCTGGCCAAGGAGCTGCACAACCTCAACCACACCCAGATCGAAGACGTAATTGAACAGTTGAAGGAAACCAAGTTCAGCGCATCTGAGTGGCAGCAGCTCCAAATGAGTTCAATGATGGCAAGGGACGCTATCGCTCGGGAGTTCCGGTACAGCTATGAGGCACTACGTTCAGCCACTGATGGAGCGACTGTAGCCCGACTGGTGGAGAAACAGCACGTACTCATGGAGCGGTTCTCAAAGCTGCACTCCATCGCTGAAGCCATTCCGTCCCATGCAGGTTACACCCTGAGACAGAAGCAGGAAGGTTTCAACTTCAAGGGTGTGGATCTGGATGATCCTGAAGCCTTCGCCTCCCATGTGGCCCGTCAAATGGAGTCAAAGGAGGTGGTGAAGGTTCGCCGTACTTGGGACGCTCAGATCAACAAGGCACTGGACAGTGGGGATCTTGCAGAAGCAGGAAGACTGACTGTACTTCGTGACGCTGAGATTGACGATATGATCGGCCAAACGATGGGGGACAAAGCTAGTCTATGGCACAAGGCCAACGAGCTGGCCATCTCCAACGTGTTCTCTCCGAGGACAGTTCAGATCAACGCCATCCCCTCTGGGTTGAAGGCCATTATGAAACCGGCCATGGATGCAATCCTGAGTAACCCTCTTGAAGCTGCCACCCGGAAGGAACTACTGGCTACCTACACTGCAATGGCAGGGGCCACTAAGACAGCTCTAAAAGCCGCCTTGGCTGCATTCAAGTACGAACAGGCAATCCTCACACGAGAGTCTGGACGCTTGATGGAAGGGGAGTTGGCAATCAAGGGGACCAAGGGGTCCATCATCCGAACCCTCCCGAGGTTGCTGAACATGTCTGATGAGTTCTTCTCTCAGTTGACATACCAAGGGTACATCGCTGGGAGGACTGCAGGTGATGCCTTTGAGGAAGGCGCAAGGAACGGTCTTCGTGGCAAAGCCTTGGACCGCTTCGTCAATGAACGGGTAAAGACCATGTTGGATCAGGCTTACGCTCCAGTGAGCAACAAAGAGTCGATCCGCACAGTTGCGAACAAGGGGCGGAACCTTGGCCTCACTGGAAACCGCTTGGCTCAGTACGTGAAGAACGAACTGTTGCAGAACCCTGAAGCACTCCGTCATGGTCACGATAGGGAAGCCATCGACTATGTGAATGATGTGTTGTTCAAGCGGAAATTCTCCGGTGGAGAGAAACCGAACGCCAGCACTTACCACAAGTTCCTGAGCGGCACAGCCCGGTCATACGAAGAGTGGGTCAACAAGTACCCATGGATTCGTCTGATGGGGCAGTTGTTCTTCCGTACTCCGGTGCGTGTCTTTGAGGAAGGCGTCAGGATGACTCCGGGTGTCCAGTTGCTGGCTCCGGGTTTCTTCAAGGACTTGATGGGCAAGAATGGTCGAAGGGCACAGCTCCGAGCACAAGGGGAAGCCTTGATGTCCTTTGCCATCACCAACTCTGTGTTCATGCTCTACGCAACAGGGTCAATCACAGGGGACGGTGCCTACGCTAACTGGAGACAGCAACGCGCCAGTACCGATGGTGATAAACAGGAGCCGTACACCATTCGGTTCCCTGACGGGTCAACTTGGAACTACCAATACTTCGACCCTATCGCCACTCCCGTCAAGATCATCGTCAACGCGCTTGAGCGTTACGAGCACCTACAGTTGCAGAAGAATCAGGGTGAACTGATCAATAAGACCGAGCTGGACAAGGTAATCGCGGCTATCTCTATGGGAACCGGGGCTATCGTACAAGCCTTCCGTGACGCGAACCTGATGGCTGGTGTTGACGGGATCATCACCTTTGGTGAGAACCTCGGCCAACTCGACAGCAAACCTGAAGCCTTCATAAAGCTGGCAGGTGAGAAGCTGCGTCTGTTGGTGCCTAACACCTTCCAGAAGATCGCCCAGTACAACGACCCAACGATTGATGATCCGAGGACGTTTGCTCAGGTGATCGAGTCCCGTCTGTTGTTCGGTGCCTCCTTTGGTAACTACGACAAGACAGTCCCGAAGAGTTATGACGCTCTGGGGAATGTTCGGAGACTCAACGATGATGAGGCTCTGTTCGGTGTGTTCGCTATGTCAACTCCTGAAGAAAGACGGAAGGGACTCTCAGAGCTGCAACTGAAAGTCCACGACCGGCTGGATCAGTTGGCCAAACTCACCAACGCTGACTTCTCGGCTCCCTACAAACACCCGATGTTGGGTGATGTGGACCTGAGAACCTTGATGACCAATGACGGTAAGGAGACTGTCTATGACCGATGGAACAGGTACTACCGCGAGTTGGAGCCTGAACAGTTCCTTGAGCCTCTTCTGGATTCAGGTGCCCCTATCGGTACGTGGTCAATCACGGCAGCGACTGAGAGCAGCGTCAAGTCCACCATCAACGAGCTGAGGGAACAGGCTTTGATGCGTGTCATCTCTGAGGAGGCAGGTCTCGATGAACGCTACCTCAACAACATTATGAGGAGAGCAGAGGTCCAGTCGGGCTTCTGGGATCAACCCTTCAGATAAATCTTTCGCAACACCAAATGGGCGGTCTTCGGGTCGCCCTTTCCTTTTCTACTCTAGGAGGTCTCTATGGCTTTCTCCTTCGTGGAGTACACCCAAGAGACACCTGCAGAAGCCATCTATCAGTTCACCTTCCCGTACATTTCAAAAGAACACATCCGGGTGACTGTAAATGGTCAAGAGGTGTCTTACACCCTCCTCAACTCAAACACGATAGAGCTGGACTTAATCCCACCTCTAGGCTCAATCGTGCGTATTGAGAGGGAGACCCCACGGTTAAACAGGATCGTGGATTTTCAAGACGGCAGCACCTTGACAGAGAAACAGCTCGACCTCTCGGCGCTACAAGTCTTCTACCTGATTCAAGAAGGGATGGACCGAGCGGACAACTCTATCGAATTTGTTTCAGGTAGTTGGGACGGTAAGGGCTTCAGAGCCTTTAACTTTGCTCCTCCTTCAGGACCGTCAGACCTTGTAACAAAAGAGTGGGCTGAGACTTCTGGAAGCTCATTCGTTGCTCAATCTAAAGCAGCCGCTGAAGAGGCGGAAGCTATCAGGGATGAGTTATTCAATCTCAGAACCAACGTGGTTCGCCTTCCTTATGGTTCCACTGGTTCCGCTGTCTTCGATGCCACCACAGGCACCCTCACGTTCTACCTCTCGGAAGGGCCACAAGGTCCAGTGGGTCCAGTGGGTCCGCAAGGTCTTCAAGGACCACAAGGTCCAGAAGGACCGCGAGGTCCAGAAGGCCCACGAGGACAGCAAGGTGAGAGGGGTCCAGAAGGGCCGAAAGGTGATCAAGGTCTTCAAGGTATCCAAGGCCCGGAAGGCCCGAGGGGGCCAGAAGGTCCGCAAGGTCCGCAAGGTCCAGAAGGTCCAGTAGGTCCACGAGGTCCAGCAGGACCGGAGGGTCCACAGGGTCCGCAAGGAAACATGGGAGCCACGCCTTTAGGTCTGGCTTTCGGTCGCATGTTCATTAATTCAGAAGGAATGCTCGTTTGTGAATACGTAGGACAAACCCTCGATAACGTCTTCCGTATTGACGAAAACGGTGTTCTTCATGCTTCAACTGTAGAGGTTTAATAAATGGCTGAAGTAACGATTGGCCGAGTACGTATCGGCTGGAAGGGTAATTGGGATTCCCTCGCCTCATACACAGCTCTTGATGCAGTCGCCCACAACGGAGAGAGTTGGGTGGCGCGGGTAGATGTACCAGTCGGTATTGAACCCTCTGATCTCAACCCTGAGTTCTGGCAGATCATCGCCCGTAAAGGCGCTGACGGTGTGGATGGGGGGTAGGTCCAGAAGGTCCGCAGGGTCCGCAGGGGCCACAGGGTCCACAGGGTATCCAAGGCCCATCTCCTGAATACCAATGGGGTGACGGGGTTGCAGCTCCTGTATCAGCTCTACGCTTCAAGAACCCTGACGGAACTTGGGGTAACTGGAATGACCTTGCAGGTCCAGAAGGTCCGGTAGGTAAAGAGGGACCGATAGGCCCACAGGGTCCACAGGGTCCAGAAGGTCCACAGGGTCCAGAAGGTCCGCAGGGTCCAGAAGGTCCGCCGGGACCGTCTGACTGGGATGTGATCCCGAACAAACCCCAGACCGCTACCCGCTGGCCTACCTTCAACGAGGTCTCTAGCAAACCGGAGACCGCTACTCGCTGGCCGTCTTGGGATGAGGTTACAGGCAAACCGTCAACCTTCCCTGTGTCATCGGAGAGCCACGACCACACTCATCTGGTTGAGTGGCCTCGTAACGCTGCTCCCTTCGACAATGCTGCAAGGGCACCGAGAGAGTTCTTCACGGCTGGCATGTGTGTGACCTTCGTTGAAAGCACTTACGGATGGCCTATCGACTACGGAAAGTTGGTCAACATCCCGTCCTACACCTCTGGTCAGGATGGCGGTGCCATGCAGATCCTAATCCCGTACAGCCAAAGCTACACCACCAATGGTCAATTCATGTGGCGTATCGGCGGATACAACAACGCTGGGTGGACTTCTTGGTTCACTGCGGTGAGCCTGAGTGACTTGGCCGTACTGAGTAACCAGATTGGGGCTAAGTTGGACTCTTCTGCTTACACCGCTTCTGATGTGTTGGCGAAGATGCTGTCTGTTGATGGAGCTGGGAGCGGTTTAGACGCTGACCGTCTGGACGGGAACCACGCCTCCTACTTCTATAGTCCATCTAACCCCCCTCCTGCAGCCGCCCCCACAACCTCTCAGGTGTTGAACGCTACAAAGTCAGCGTCAGTGGGAGCTGTTGGTACTTACGCTTACCTTCGCAGGGTAAACACTACTAATACCTCTCCGGGCGCGACCGTAGCAGGAAGTGCCCTGAAGTATGCCGGAGAAAACTCCTATGAAAGTTTTAATACCACTACCTCGCCGTCAGGTACGTGGAGATGTATGGGGAACACAACAACTAAGGCGCGTAGCGGGGCGTATGGGGGAACTGTCTATGACTACGGAGCTTCTTTATTCTTAAGGATTTCATAATGTTCAAAGATTACAGAAACCCTGTGTATCTAAAAGATAAAAACATGCTCGATGTAGAGGTCCACCATGTAGTTTACGGATGGATTCCAACCTCCATTAATCTGGCTGAAGTAGAGCCGGAGCAGCAATTCATCGTTGATCAGGTGGATCTCAACAGCATACCTGTTGTTGAAACTTCACGCACTGTCTCAAGTGAGAAAGGTGAGAAGGCTCTTTACATCCACCACCTTCGTGATGTTGCTCTGGCTGGCGAAGGGGCTACCGTGATCACACAGGACGGGCGTAAATGGCAAGCAAACGCTAAAGCTGTCGAGTCTGTCAACAAGACCCTCTCAACGTGTACAGCTCTCGGGTACGTGCCTGAAGGAACCCAGTGGCGTGACTTCTACAACGTGTCCCACCCGGCAACAATGGAGCTGCTTAAAGAGCTGGCTGCGTTATTCATCATGCGTGAGACAGACATCTACAAGAAGTCTTGGGCGCATGTAGATGCGATCAGAGCGTGTAACACTCTTGAAGAGTTGGATGCGCTGATCCTTCCATCTGCACTGTGAGGTGAATCATGGAACTCACTGAAGAAGAACTCAATTCGTTCTACGACAAGGTACTGGGAGGAATCTCAGTACCTGACTCTTGGGAGTCTCTTGAAGACTTCATCCGGTGGTATGTCGATTCTGGGATGCCTTTGTGTGTGGACTTCTCCTCTGAGGTGATCCACGTTGAAGGCTTCTCTGCTGCGACTCTCCTGAAGAAAGGCCAGTACCAGATCGAGCTATACCACATCTACAACTTCAGCAACATCCCACACCATGCCCATCCGGGTATCGAGGTGTACACCTTCCAGATGGGCGGGGGTGAGACAGGCTCCCCACGTAGGGATGCTCTCAAAACCAGTACCAACTGGATGAGCCATGGGTGGAAAGCTGAGAGTGGCGAACTACATGGAGGTATCGGCCTCGGCTCATCTACCAACGGGTGGGTAATCATCTCATTCCAGAAGTGGCCTGAAGGTGTTGAACCTGAAGCTGTCTCTGCGTGGTGGGTAGGTGCAACCGAAGGGCCGCTCCATGAGAAGGTGATCGAACGGTACTTCCCCGGTGCCGTCCTCTATCCGGGCTTCGCTGACATCACCACTACAGAACGCTTCAAGCGTCTGTTCCCAACAGGGAGGGCGAAGTGAGCCTGAAGCAAACCATGGAGACTGCTGCACAGGTAACTACCCCAGTACCTGTGAGTGTGTCTGGATTGACCTTCCTCGGGGTGACATTCCAAGACTGGGTATTCATCGCCACTGCAATACTGGTGATCTTCCAGTTGGTCGTGATCGTCCCCAAGGCTGTGTCTGTTCTCAAATCCCCATTCAAGAGGAAACGAAAGAATGACTGCCAGTAAGGAACTGCTTGATCAGCTCCACAATGTCGTGGGTACAAAGCTGCTTGAGCGTATCGAATCTGGTGAAGCAACCGCGTCTGACTTTGCCCAAGCCATCAAGTTCCTGAAGGACAATGGTATCGAGGCAATCCCTACCAGCAACAACGCTCTGGGTGCCCTTGAGGGTTCCCTGAAAGATCGCCTCCCCTTCACAGACGCTTCTGATTTCACCCATTAACAACCCCTCCTGAAACGCACAGAAACGCCCCTAGAACGTCTTTTACTATCCACCTATGCAATCGTACCGGGTATGGATGGAAGTCGTTTCTGGGGGCTTCTGCGTGGCGAGTAGACCTATGAAACTACCTGACAATCACCCACTGCAAGACTTCAGGAACTTCTTGTTCATCGTGTGGGAGTTCTTGTGGAAGGCAGGAGCGATCACGGCAGCGAAACCTGATCCAACTCCTGTTCAGTATGACATTGCTCACTTCCTTCAACATGGACCACGAAGGAAGGTCATTGAGGCTTTCCGAGGGGTAGGGAAGTCGTGGATCACTTCAGCCTATGTGTGCTGGCGACTTCTACTCAACCCCCATCTCAACTTCCTTGTTGTCTCTGCATCGAAGGACCGCTCCGATCAGTTCTCTACGTTTACCAAGCGGCTCATCCATGAGCTGCCGGTATTGTCCCACCTCAAGCCCCGTGAAGGTCAACGGAACTCCAACATCATGTTTGACGTTGGACCGGCGGGGATCTCCCATTCACCATCAGTTAAATCTGTAGGCATCACCGGCCAGCTTACCGGGAGCCGAGCTGATGAGATAATAGCGGATGACGTTGAATCGCTCAATAACTCCTTGACACAGGTAATGAGGGATCAACTCTCTGAGCGAATCAAGGAGTTTGACGCGATCATCAAGCCGGGTGGACAGATCACATTCCTCGGTACTCCGCAAACCGAAATGTCCATCTACAACCAACTCCCTGAGCGTGGCTACCAGATCGCTGTATGGCCAGCCCGTGTCCCTCAAGACACCGAAAGGTACTCTGGTCGATTGGCGAATTACATCATGGACCTTATTGCCCGTGGTGCCCAGCCAAGAGAAGTGACCGATCCCCAGCGATTCAACAACGAGGATCTTCTGGAGCGTGAGGCTTCGTATGGACGCTCAGGCTTCGCCCTGCAGTTCATGCTGGATACCTCTCTGAGTGACGCCGAGAAGTTCCCCCTGAAGCTGCAGGATCTGATCGTCATGCCTCTGGATACACGCATGGCTCCAGTGAAGGTGGTCTGGTCGTCTGGCCCTGAGTACGTCATCAACGATGTTCCCTGTGTGGGGATGACTGGAGACAAGTTCTACCGTCCCATGTGGGTGGCAAACGACATGGCCGAGTACACCGGCTCAGTCATGTTCATTGACCCCTCTGGTCGTGGTAGTGACGAAACCTCATACGCAGTCGTGAAGATGCTCCACGGGTGGCTCTACGTGGTTGACGTTGGTGGTCTTGAAGGTGGATACAGTGAGAAGACCTTGAAGACTCTCGCTACGATTGCCGCCAAGCACCAAGTCAACAAGGCTCTGGTGGAGAGTAACTTCGGTGATGGCATGTTCACTGAGCTGTTCAAACCTGTCCTTCGCCGTATCTGGCCTTGCTCCATTGAAGAGGTACGATCCCATATCCAGAAGGAACGTAGGATCATTGATACCCTCGAACCTGTGATGAACCAACACCGCTTGGTCATCGACAAGGCACTCATCAAGAAGGACTATGAGACAGCCGAGAAGCCTCACTACAGCCTGTTCTACCAATTGACACGCATCACCAAGGAGAAGGGTGCATTGGTCCACGATGACCGCCTAGATGCCCTCTCTGGGGCCGTTGCGTACTGGGTGGAGCAAATGGGTAGGGACACTGAGAAAGCCGCTGAGGAGCACAAGGAGAAGCTCCTAGAGGCAGAACTAAAGAAGTTCTCTGAGTCTGTCTTGGGGTATCAACCAGTATCGGATAACTGGATACAGCTTTGATTAGTGTACAGTCTTGGAGGAGAAGTATCCTCTAGGGAACACACTCAAGGCTGACTCATGTGAGATACCTTCGAGCGTACCCTGTCACTGCTACTTTGAGCTTCAGGCATGAAAGACTGGCAATGAGACCCGCAAGGGCACTCCCCGGTTGAGTAAGGAACCTGACAGTGATGGTGGGGGAGGTGGTGGCCCCCCATCGAGTCACAGCTACTTGTCTCTCTGACAAGGTGTTAGCAGGTGGCAGGGAACACAACTCAGACTGATCTATGTGAGATACATAGCTTTCTGTTAGTTGTGTCTCTGAGCTTTCTGTAAGTTACACCTATAGATTCCTTCCTTCATCATCATTCCATATCAGACACAGATACATAGGCTTTCTGTCAGATGAGACTCTAAGCCTTCTGTCAGATCCATCCTCAAGACCCAACCTCAAGCCTGTATCAAGATACACCCCAAGGTACACTTCAAGTACATATCATCCATACGTATTCAATATCATAGGGTACACTGCAGGGGAGACTGCGAGTGAGACCGTAGGTGAGACTACCGGGATAAATTTTGAGAAAAATCTGAGTGGGTATATAACGCCAAGGCTACAGCCAGTTCCCCCCCTCCGGGTGTCTCTCTTCGCTGAATCTGCAGGGCCACTGGGTGCCCAACGCCTCAAGATGCACCACAAGTCGCGCCTAAGTGCTTGATCTGCAAGGGATAGCGCAAGATAAATGATCCAATGCCAGGGTAATACTGTCTCTTTTTTTGTTATAATGTAACATTCTTTTACGCATTGTTGCATCAATTGTTCTAATTGTTCTCTTATTGTTGCTTTATTTGTTATTAGGTGTCTTATTGTTTCACCTATAGCAACACCTCAAGACACAACATCTAGTATCCCCTCAACATCAACACACACAACATCTAGTATCACCTCAAGATCACACCTCAAGATCACACCTCAAGATCACACCTCAAGATCACACCTCAAGATCACACCTCAAGATCACACCTCAAGATCACACCTCAAGATCACACCTCAAGATCACACCTC